TTGTTAATCCAGAATTTGATGATTGCGGCGGGTGTCGATGCGCCGGTGATCATCGAAGGCAGTTACGAGGTAAGCGATGGGGTATAACGGCCGTTTACACGACACAACTCAACAAGGGGAAGAGAAGCAATGACCATTATTATCGGCTGGGTCGAAAACAATGAGGCATGGATTGGAAGTGATAGCGCGGTCACTCTTGGGTACAAGTCGTTGATACTGCCGCACTCTAAATATATTAGTTTCTATGTAGGTAAGGAGAAACGGCCGTTTCTCGTGGGAATAGCAGGCAGTTTGCGTATATCTCAACTCGTCGAAAGCATTTCGCTTCCTGAACACAATGACAATCCGCGTAAATTTGTTCTCAAGTTTGTGGAAATGGTGCGTGAACGTCTAAAAGATAGCGGAGCGATTATTGAAGAGAACAGCGAGCAGTCTGGAGACTTTGAAATGCTTATGGTCTATGGCAACAAACTGTTCACAGCGCATACTGATTTTGGCGTAATGGAGTCCAGTGACCCATTTGCCGCCATCGGTTCTGGGCAAGATTACGCCATGGGAGTTCTTTCTGCCTTGCGCGATACCATGTCCCCGCGCGATTGCATCCACAATGCCCTCCGTATCACTTCTCGTTATGACATTTATTGCAGCCCTCCGCTAAGGATGAAGCACATAACCTTATGACAGTTAGCGTTTCACCCTTAGATCAAAAGCGACAACTCGCCGGGGCCTTGATGAACAAGGCACAACGGCAGAAACGGCCGTTACGCACCAGGCAGAGTAAGTCTACGCCCACAATGGACTTGCTGACTTGGGCTGTTACCCATCGACGCGAATTGAAACCGGGACGGCCGTTCTCCCTGCCAGACCACAGGTATTTAGTAGATATTTATCGGGATGAGAGTCGGGAAACCGTCTACATGAAGGCGGGGCAGATTGGTATAAGCGAACTGCTTATTTCATACGCGCTGCACGCCAACGATCAACGGGCGGCCGACGTACTCTATCTTATGCCCACCAACGACGACGTGGGCGACTTTTCACGGTCTCGCTTTGGTCCCGCTCTTGAAGCATCTCCCTACCTCGACAGCTTGGTCGTATCTTCTGGCGGCGACAAGCGCGGCAGCGACAAGATTACCCTCAAGCGCATTCGTGACAACTTGCTCTACCTGCGCGGTGGCACGGTAGACAAGACGGGCAATGCGCGGCAGCTGAAGTCTATTCCGGTCGATGTGCTAATTGGGGACGAAATAGACGAAATGGACTTACGCGCCATGCCTATCGCTCGCAAACGGCTGGGGCATAGTCCGCTTAAAGAAGTACGCCAAGCCTCTACTCCTACCTATCATGGCATTGGTATTCACGCGGCTTGGCAGGATAGCGATCAGCGCGAGTGGTTCGTTCCCTGCCCCCAGTGCGGGGAACGGCAGATGCTGCTCATTGACCAAGTCGTAACTGAATGGGATGAGTTAGAACGGCCGTTAGCCTGGCATGGCATGGAAGAAAATAGGGCGTACGTCGCTTGTAAGAAGTGTGGCAGCGAGGTGGATCGTTTGGCTCCTGGGGAATGGGTGGCACGCTACCCAGGACGCGAAGTGACAGGATTCCATCCTACGAAGCTCATGGCAGGACACACCTCGCTTATCTCAATCGTGCGTAATTTATACACGGTTGACGAAACCAAGAAGAAGGAAGCCGTCAATCAGGACTTGGGATTGCCCTATTCACCTCGTGGCGGGCGCTTGCTTGATGACCACATCAACAACCTGAAACGCGAGTACGGACACGGTCCGATACCAGGCATCAAGCCATATGCTGGCATTGATGTGGGCAAGATGCTGCATATCGTTATCCGCGCTCCATTGGATGGCCGTGGCGAACGGCGGCAGTTATGGGCCGGCGAGGTGTATACCTTCCGCGAAGCCGCGCAAAAGTTACGGGAATACAACGTAAGTTTCTTCGTCATCGACGGCTTACCGGAGACCAGGAAGTCACGCGAGTTGCAAGCCGACTTCCCTGATGGCGTAGGTTGGCTGGCTTTTTACAACGGTTCGGACAAGTCCGAGCAGCCAGTCAACTGGAATCATCGAGAAGGTATTGTCAATATCGACCGTACCCGTATTCTTGATGAGATGTATGCCGGATTCTATGACGGCAAGACGAATGTCGTTCCTGCTCACATAGAGGGCGTGGAAGATTATTACACCCACCTAAAAGCTCCCGTGCGTCAGTTACGCAAGAAAAACGATGGCACGGAAGTAGCTATTTATTTAGAGGATGCCCCAGACCATTACGCTCATGCAGAGGTGTATAGTTTGACGGCCGCCAAACACCCTCCATTACAAGCAACATCAGAACCAACGGTTGTTTCACGAGACTCATTTGATTTCTAGGAGAAAGATATGGATCCGCGAGGTTTTCAGTTCGATATTGAACCGCCAACACCTGACGCTATGGCAACCGCAGCGCAAGCCATTGTGGATAACATTAACAGCCGCATGTTTGATGGAGGTGCCACTTATTCAGATGCAGCCAGTTTGGATGGCATCACGGATGATTTAATAAATATTGCAAAGGAGCTTAAGGCACGTCCGCCTGTCGTGACGGCTATCTGGTTTGTGGATCGGGAAGACATCTACCATCAGTTTCTACGGTTTTTTGGTGACGAGAGCAGACGGCAGGAGAACGGCCGTTACTTTGGCATTCCGCTTTATCGATGGCTAACTCATTGTGTTGATACGGAAACAGAAGTTGTCATGAAACCAACCGATACGCTTGAGGCTGCGATGAAACGAGAAGGGTCAGAAAAACGGTTTTTACCCTGGATATGCAACCATCCTGGTGTATGGATGCATTGGTCAAATGGCAACTGGACGCAGCGAGATGTTGATGTCACTTCTAGTTCTACCATGGCGGCATTCAACGCTTACTGTCAAAACCGATAGGACTTATTTCTTTGGAAGACTCACTCCCCCCGCAAGGTCGTGCGGCAAAAGCCGTTTATCTGCTCGTGACATATGGCGCCATGACCTCGAGCGAACTAATGCAACGACTAGGATACCGCAAGCGCGATGGCCTTGTTTACATGTTGAAGCATTTAGCAGAAACCGTACCTGTAGTTTATGACGAATCCAACGACAAATGGCGTATTGAAAAAGAGGAAGATGGTGATACGTGAGTGCAATTGACCAATTGTTTTTAAGTGATTTGGCACGCAAGTCCCCGCAGGGCCGCGCCGGGCAAGCGATTTTCCTATTAATGACTGATGGGCCGATGGGCGCATCAGCATTAAAGGCTGAGTTGGGTTACAACAGCCGCGATGCTGTTTACAAGTTAATGGACAACCTTGCCCGGTCGGTGCCGTTGTATTATGACGAGCAATCAGGCGTGTTTGGCATATTAGAATCATAAAATTCAAGGAGATGATGATGGACGCAGAAAAAGAAGTCACGACGAAGGAAGTGGGACCCGATACACTGGTGATATGTCAGGCTTGCCAGGCAGAACGGCCGTTACGCGAGTTCATGCACGAAAAGCCAGTAGATGAGCAGTATGTCTATAAAAAGACAGGGCAGTTGGGTCCTAGTGAACTGCTTGCAAGTGTGGGGACACATCTGGCAGGGTTTCGTGAGGTAGGACTGCTCTGTCCTGAGTGTGGTGACTGGACGCACATTCGCTATGACACCGCTGCCCTGCGACGACTGAGAGGCTCGCTAGATCGGCAAATATACCTAATGCGCAAGAATCCTGGAAGGCGTTCCGAGAAAGCCTATTACAGAGCGAAAGCGAAGTATCAATCAAGACATGATGAAGTTCAAGCTACCCTACGCCCTCTGCTGGGCGGGCAGTCACCCACTGAGCTTTTGGGGCAACAGATTCACGATATAGACAAATTGGGAGATGAGGAAGAATGAGATACGCCATACAAACCTTAAAGCACAAGTGGTGGGTACTGGTGGCCGGGCTGCGGCTGGGTGGCATTCCGTTATGGCGGCTGCTCATTCACGATCTCTCTAAATTCTCTCCAGCCGAGCTACCTCATTATGAACGGCGGTTCTTTGGCGCTAACAATGACCCGCTGGGCTTTGCCCTAGGCTGGAATCATCACGAGAATCATAACCCGCATCATTGGGGGTATTGGGTTGCTCGCTCTGGCCCATTTACGGGACGGCCGTTGCCCATGCCACGCAGTTACGCGCGGGAGATGGTGGCGGATTGGATGGGTGCCCAACGCACACATGGTGACGGCAAGTCATGGGACATGGCTGACTGGTTGGCAAAAACGCTCCCCACATTACCCTTGCATATTGAAACTATCGGACATGTTTGCCAAGCGCTGCTAGAGCTTGGTTATCTTGATTACACAGAGGTTCTTGTTGCTAGATATTCCGAGATGTCAAAGGAATGGCGGTAGGGACACTAGACTATACCTTTTCGCCCAAAACGGCCGTTACCATAAGTAATGGCCGTTTTGCTTTTAAATGCCTGTAGAAAACCTCTGGAAACCAGCGTGCTACATTAGCTCAAACGGAGCAGCATCTTCTCGTCAGTAACGGCGAACGTATTGGTAATCGTATTGGTAGGCTGCTCCGTTTCAAGCGAGGTGCGTATGGGTAACAAACGACAGGTCGGGCGCGGCAATGCTCTAAGCGAAGCCACGACAAAAGGTTCAGTAGAGTACACAATGCGGGCAATCCGCTCTGACTTTTATCGCCAGTATCCCGACACAATGGACGATGAGTGGTACATAGTCGAAGAGACATTCGCTGACCACGTTATCGTCTACAGCAACAAGCTGTCCCACGATGAATTTTATTTTGTAACTTATTCTCAGGCAGACGATGGGCGCTATCTCTTTGCAGCCAAGGCCGATTGGGAAGTCGTGGAATTGACGTATCAATCATCTGGTGTGCTGGAACGTTTGCGCGAACGTTCTGGGCAAAAGCTTAAAGAGACAAGCATCTCCAGTGCCTATCTGGGAGAAGCTGTCGAGGGCAAACCTCGACGAATATTTGCCGACGTTGCCACCGCAGACATTGTTAATGGTAACAACAGGCGGTATCCGCTTGCCGTGTTGGTAGAAGCTGTTCATGAGGCGAAAACTCATCTGAATGAAAGCTTCTCGCAAGGCCGGGCTATCCTGTTAGGCGAAGAAGAACATCCAAACGACAAGCGCCAATCCCCCCGACTTACGGAAACCATCATTGTGTGGGACGACATCTGGTTCGAGTACAAAGAGAACCAAGTGAAAGTCTCTGGACGAATTGTGGAAAACATCCGTGGGAAAGATGCGATTGTGACGATGGCGGCTGGCGTTCTGCCTGGTGTTTCTCTGCGTGGTTATGGTGAATCGAAAAGTGTAAAGGAAAACGGCCGTTCTATTGACGAAGTCCTGTGGTTGCGTTTTACCGGGGTAGACCTGGTAATGAACCCTGGCTTTGAGGAGGCCGCTGTAACAGCAATTGAATCCAAAAAGGAGACCGTAATAATGTCAACAAAAACAGATGTAGTGGAAGAATCAAAGACAACTCCCGTTGTCACACCCCCGGCCGTACCTGTCCTGAATGCTGCGGCGATTATCGCGCAAGAGCCAGACAAGGCAGAAGAAATCTATCTGGAACTAAAAGAGCGCAAAGATCGTGAAGCCCAGAAATTGGTAGAAAAGCGCAAAGTCGAAGAAGAAGAGAAGTTGGAAGTCGCCCGCCAGCGCGAGACCAAACTGCGCGAGCAGATGGGTCTGGGCGAAACGGACGATGTCCACGCAGCTCTTCAGGAGCAACAAGACGAACTTCACCGTCTCAAGTTGGCTGAGCAAAAACGGGAAGTTGTCGCTTTCATTGAGAAAGAGACCGGCAATTTGACCTATCCTGACTTCATGAAAGAGCAGTTGCTCGAAGCCATCGGTGAGCCAGAAACCATTGATGAGGCCAAAGCCGCCCTCAAGAAACAACGGGGCATTTTTGACAAAATTGTGTCTGAAATGCGCCTGAAGCTGAAAGGCTTTAATGGCGTAGATGTACTAGGCCCCGTGTTGGAACGTGAAGGCAATGTGCCTCAATACGCACAAGCCGCCCACTTCTTGCATGAAAGCCTTGCTCGCCGTCAGCCAAACGGCCGTGATGAGAAACGCGCACCGACTATTCAGGAACAGTTGATGTCTGAATACCTCATCAAGTACGACGCCTCGTACAAGCACCACTTAGTTTCTGAGGCTCGCATGTTTGAGGAAGCTGAACAAACCACAGACCTCAATCTGCCCTACAGCGTGATGCGTGCTGTCATTCAGCAAGTCTATCCGCAACTCATCACACCTGTCATTTTTGACTACGCCATGGACGCCCATAGCCCATCTCTCATCTACTACGAACAATACGCTGGCGAGACGGGTGAAACGGGTACTATCACGGACGAAGCCGTTTCTGCCGATTCTGGAGCATGGGTCAACATGGCTCACCAACGGGTTACGCCGGGAACTGTCGTGGTACAAGATGTGACTGATGCCACAACCTATGTGGAAGGCACTGATTACACCATTGACTATGAAGATGGCAAGTTGTACACGCTGGCCGGTGGCAGTATCGCTGATGCTGCCGTGTTGCATGTTGATTACACCTACCGTGCGATGCGTGAAGGCGAAATGCAACCCATCCAACGCGGGAAAATGGGTTTGTCCAGTCAAGTGTTGATTCAAGCTGCTGACCGGTTAGCCAGCCAAATCAGCCGTGAGGCTGTGCTGTTTAGCCGCTCGCAGCTCAATTGGGATGCCACCAGTCGCACGATTGGCGCGTTGGTCAACGAAATCGCCAAGAAAATTGACGGCGACCGCCTGTACAATGCGCTAGGCGCTGCCCTGCGCGTAGCTAGCAACTCTGGCGGCACCTGGGACAGTTCGTCCGACACGCTGGACGATTTGGTTAAGAAGATTGGCGCTGCCAAGGTCAAGGTTGCTAACCGCCTGTACGAACCGACAGGCATTGTGGTTAGTTTGACGCGTAGTGACACCATCAGCAACTGGGATGGTTTCACCGCAGCGGGTAAACGACCTGACGCTGACATGAATGCCTTCGGCTACGTCGGGCGCTTGAAAGGGCTGCCGGTGTTTGAAAGCACTCAGTTCAGTGACAGCTATGTCCTGGTCTTCAACCGTGAATTGCTGATGGCTCGCACCTTCCAGGCCATGCAATTATTTGGTCCGTACCCCAGCTACGACACCAACGGCAAGTTGATCGCAGCTGACCAGTACTATGTGGAAGAGTTTAATGGGTCTATCACGCCGGTGCCTGAGAAGGGCGCTTACGTGAAGATCACCTAATCTCGTCCTGCCCCACCTGATTATCAGTTTAAGCCGGGACTGGGTTTACCTGGTTCCGGCTTTTTTATGGAGGACACATGACAAAACGTAGAGGAAGCCCTGTCGCACCTGAAGAGGTAGACGAAAAAACAGAGACTGAAGAATTGGGCATAGGTATTTTGAGCCATGATGGTGATTTCAGAACACCCGTTCCTGATCCTGCACCAGAAGTAGAAGCCCCTGCTCCCCCGGAGCCAGAAACAACGAAGGAACAAGCGCCGCCCAGTAAGCCGAAAAAACAAACTGTCGCTCCTGGCGCGTTGGTTTGGGTGCGACTGGACGGTCTGGAAACGGCCGTTGTCGGGAATCAGGCTGTCATTCGTGGCGAATCAATTCGCGTTCAATATCAGCACTACGCGCAAGCAGCTAGTGTACACCCTGGGAAGTTTTCAGTAAAACTGCCAGGCGCAGATCGTTTCGTCACGGAATGAAATGAGCATTTCTCTTAGTGATTTGGTGGCGCGTCTAGCTATTGATGTCCCGGCACAGGACGGGTATCCGGCGGCTTCTCAATACGAGGACGCCGTACACGACGCTGTTCACGCGCTGAATGACCGGTATACCGCTAAGCGGCTGCACGAATTTGCTACTGTCAGCAACCAGGCGGATTACGCGCTACCTGCCGACTTTTTAGGTGTCATTCAATTTTCCCCACTGGTGAGTGATGGAAATGTCCTGATTACAGCAAGTGGGCTCGTACCTGTACCGCTGTTTGGTTTTGCAGAAGAGGAAATCACGATTTCAGGGGAAACCTTAACCATTCACCCCACACCGACCTACGCCCTAACCCGTCAGCTTTGGTACAAGGCAGGTCATGTATTAGATGGTAGTGATGCCTATCCGACTATGACAGCCCGCATCGCCAGCATCGTGTCAATTAAAGCGCAAGCTAATGCCTGGCGTTTGGTATGTGGCAAGGTGTCTAGAGGCAAAGCTTGGAAGTACCAAATTGGTGACGTAATGATCGACAAAACCAATGTAGGTAAAGCACTCAAAGAATGGGTAAGCGATTATGACGGCGAGTTTGACGACCGCATAAAAAGCCTTATTGGACATGCCGGAGGATTAGGTTAATGCTAGATGCAGGCGATTTGGCTGAAATGGCGGCAGACATTGCCGACCTCATTTCGGATCATGCAGTGACAATTCAACTGCGTCGCCGTCAAGATACGTTGCCCGATATGCATACGGTACGCATCGAGCGGAAAGGGCTTCTTGCCGTAAAAACGTCACCCGAGACAGAACGCACCGTAACGCGCTATGTAGCCGTGTGCGAAGAGGTGATTGATGTACAGAATGGCGACCGATTCAATGCTTACGGCTTTCTTTTTGAAGTGGCTGGCGTGTCACCTAGACAAGTTGGCATCCAGTTTGACACGTACATGGTGCAATAATGAATTGGCGCGACTCTCTTACTCCTGACGAACAAACGGCCGTTAACACGGCTGCCCCTGGTACGCTCATTCATAAGTTAGAAACTCTGTTAGACCAGCGTGAAGAGATGATCGCAAACGGCCGTTTACCTACCCGTCACACGCTCTCACTGCTGGACAAAAAACCATATATTCCGCCGAACATTATTCGGCTAGATGAATAAGGAGAAACAAGATGGAAACAAATATATTAGTAAGTGCAGCAATCGCTATTCTTGTTATTTTGGTTGGCGTGGTGGTGTTTTTCGCACGGAAGTATTTTCCTGTTTTCGAGGAAAGCGCTAAGGCTCAGATTGGCGTGGCTCAGTGGAATATGCTGAAAGGCTTTATCCGCACCCTGATCTTGGCCGCAGAGCAGGAAGCCGCTAAACAAGGGCTTGATACAGGTGCCAAGAAAAAAGAATTCGTCGTTAACAAGCTGATGGAACTCACGGCGCAATTTAATATACCAGTTACCAAAGAGCAGGTGGAAACCCTAGTAGAGGGCGTTCTCAAAGAGATTAAACGAGAAAGCTCTGAACTTGTTCTGGGCGAGATATTAGAGACTACGAGTAACTAATGGCAGCCCCCTTGCGCATGACGGTGAAGTGGATAACGCCACCTTCACACTTGGCTACAGCGATAGAGCAATATGGCGTCCGTGTCATGACGGCCGTTCATGCTGTTGCCAGTTACATTGCCACCCAAGCCCAAAACGACATGCGCCAGAATGCCGCTTGGACAGACCGCACGGGCATTGCTCGTGGCGGTCTGTTCTCAACGGCACAGCGAGCTTCTGAAGACGTTGTGGTTCTTTATTTAAGTCATGGAACGGCCGTTTGGTATGGCGTGTTTCTGGAGACGAGGTATGCGGGCAAGTACGCCATTATCATCCCGACTATGCAGCGCATCCTGCCTGATCTGGAAAAGATGCTCAAGGAAATATTCGCATGAGCCTGTTTGAAGAAAGCCTAGTCACCGACATCAACCGGCTGCTTCAGCAGCAGAAGACTCTGCCCACAACGGCCGACCGAAATCAAGGTGGTGGCTATAACTCGCTCTCTAGTCGCTTCAGTGTTGAATCTGACCGCGTGAGCCGCGTGCGCTTGGCGCGGAAAATGTATGACGAGGACTCTCGTTATGAGGGCATTGTCGCAACTTTGGCGCGTGATGCGACAAAAGGCGGCTTTCAGATCGAAGTTAAAAACAATCCGGCAGCACAAGCCGAGGCCGATGCCTTAATGAACCGTCTCAAGCTAACCACACGGTTAGACGATTGGACTCGGCTCACTATGCGTGACGGCGACAGCTTCCTGGAGCCAGGCATCACGGCTAACCGCGATATTGTCAAGGTGACGCGCAAGCCCACGCTCAACATGCGGCGTAATTCTGATAAGTTTGACCAGTTCCCAGACCCGCGTGTGGCTTACTGGTACAGCGAACAGATATACATGATGCAGCCCTCGGCCGACGTATTGTGGTTTCCAGAGTGGCAAATCATTCATGCCCGTTGGCAGCACGATGAGGGCAGTCGATATGGACGTCCGTTGCTATCCAGCTCCCGTAAAGCGTGGAAGCGTATCTCGGAAGGCGAGACAGATGTAGCCATCCGGCGTAAAACGCGAGCAGGTCAGCGGTATTTGCATTACGTCGAGGGCGGTGAGCCAGAGATTGAGGCATACAAAAAGCGTAACCATGCGGCTCTGTCTGACCCAGGGGTGGCTCAAGCTGATTTTTATTCCAATAAACAGGGCAGTGTCACGGCGATTGGTGGGGATGCGAATGTGGGTGCCATCGATGACATCGTGCATCATATCGACACGTTCTGGGTGGGATCGCCCGTGCCGAAAGCCGTGATGGGTTACGGCCGTGACATTAACCGTGACATTATCGACGAGCAGAAAGAACAGTATGACGAGGCGCTTGATTCTGTAGCTGATTGGGTTAAGGATCAGTTCATCATTCCACTGCTAGAACTGCAATGGCTGCTCAAAGGAATCCTACCAGAAGATGTCGATTACGAAATCTCTCGCCCCATCAAGGCGACTGTTAAACCGGCCGACATACTCCAGATTGCTCAAGCGGCACAAATCATGCGTACATTGCCCCTGTTCACTGATCAGGTTATTGCCACCGTTGTAGCACGTTTCTTGCCTGGTATTTCGCCCGATATGCTGCAAACGGCCGTTAACGAAC